GCATCGTATGCCTGAACGGTTGATCCAATGTTGGATGCCATTAAGACATTGCTACCTTCAACAGCAATTACACCGGCAGATGTCCTAGTAATTGTTGTATCGCCATTGGCAACACTGATTGCTGTAAATTGGACACTATCTCCAGTGCCTAATCCTAAACTGGTACGAGCAGTATCTCCAGATTCTGCTACAAAGTTAGTACCGTTACCAACAATAAAGTTTCCATCAGTAACAGCTAAACCTGCTACATCAGCAAGTTGAGCATCATATCCTTGAACTGTAGTACCAATAGCAGAAGGATCAAGGTAATCAGTACCAGCACTAGCAGCAGTAAAAGCACTTGTTCCATTTCCTTTAACAAGTCCTGTTAATGTTGTTGCACCCGTTCCACCTTGAGCAACAGTAACTGTTGTGCCTGCATCTAGAATCTTTACCCAAGATCCACCATGAGCAAAATACATTGCCCCATCACTATGACTATGGGCTACTGCACCATGATAAGTAGATGCACTTGGAAAGGCTGCCTGATTGGCATAATAAAAAGGAATTACAGATCCTACTGATGGTGCGGTTATAGCCCCGTCATCTGCTACTGTAACAAGACTATTTTGAATTGCCTTACCAGTAGTTGTATCAAAACGAGCTATTGCATTGTCTGTAGCAGAAACTGGTCCAGCAACATCGCCAGTACCACTGCCAGTTGCAATAGTAATGTATTCTACATCTGTAGCTCCAACATTAACTGCTAATACCTTACCGCCATTTCCTGTATAAGAAGGAAGTAAATTAACACGAGCACCGGCTGCTGTACTTGCTCCTGTACCACCATCCGCTACAGCTAAGTCTGTAATACCACTTACAGATCCACCAGTGATGGTCACATTGCTTGCATCTTGTGTGGCAATAGATCCAAGGCCAAGACTGGTACGTGCCGTAGCGCCAGACTCCGCAACAAAATTAGTACCATTACCAACAATAAAGTTATTATCTGTCGGAGTTAAACCAGCAATGTCTGCTAACTGTGGGTCATACGCTTGTACATCAGTTCCAATTACAAGACCTAAACTAGCTCTAGCTGTAGCACCTGACTCTGTTACAAAGTTAGTGCCATCACCAACAATAAAATTACTATCCGTGGGAGTTAACCCAGCTACATCTGCTAACTGAGGATCGTAACCTTGAACATCCGTTCCAATTACTAAACCTAAAGTTGTACGTGCTGCAGAAGCATTAGCATCGTCAATCAAGCTTCTACCAAAAGAGGTAAGGTCTGTCACTGCTGCAGTACCAGATCCAGTAAAATACGGAACCTTATCTGCTGCAGAAGTAAGTCCTGCAATAGCTGTTAGTTCAGCATCTAATGGTTGCGTATTTCCAAACTGTGTTTGAATTGCAGAAGTTACTCCACTGAGATAATTAATCTCTGTGCCTGTTGCTGTGATGGCTGTACCATTTAAATCAATGGCATCTACATAAGCAGTGCCATCTATGTAAGCATCTTTAAATTCAAAGGTAGCACTTCCAAGATCATATGTATTATCTGTCTTGGGGCTAAGAGCACTACTGCTAGCTACAAATTCTTGAGATGGTCCAATCTTAGTTATTGGTGCGCCATTAGCTGCTGTGCCATCATGAACGTGTCCAGTTGAAGCGTGGAAGGCTGCAACTATCGCATCAAATTCGCCATCTAAGTCTGCAGCGTTAATGACGTTGCCGTTGGCAATATTATTTAGTGTGTCATTACGAACATATCCTGCCATGATTATCGCCTATCAAAAGTAGAAAATTCTAATGTTGCTGCATCTAAAGTAAACGGAGGATCTGTACTTATAGAATCAAACTGAAGAGATGCCGTAAATCCAGCACCTACTATTTGAGTCTGATACACTTTTTTTAATTTTGTTCCGTATGCCGATGATCCATAAGTAGCTGTAGAAGCACCATAAAAATAAGCTACGCCTGTTGCATTAGATAATGTTATTGTATTAGGCTGAATTACACCAATCTCATCAAAATCTAATTTTAAGTTAACGTCAACATCTACACTGCCCGTAGGCTCAACATATAAAACTAATTTATAAAAAGCTTTACGTAATCTTGGATCTCCAGCGGGAACAAAAGGAGTAGCAAAAGTTGCTTGTATTGCGCTACCATCAAAACTACTTCCGCTTTCCATCTTGTAGGCGTAGCCATCTTCATTAGAAAATACTACGGTTTCTAATTTTAAATTATAATCACTATCTGCTACGTATGCTTTTATTCCTCTGAGTTCGCCCCAACCAAAATACGTTCCTTCTGTCCCTGCTAACTGTGTTCCCAAAATTCCTGTAGCACTTGTTGCTGAAATAGTAGACTTATAACCTAATAGTCGGTACTGTGATTTCTTTTTAATAACTACGCTAGAGAAAGAGGAGTTAGCAGCAATAACATCTGTAACTTCTTTTTGTATTGATTTAGATACAACTGCCAAGTTAAAGTCACCAATACGATCTGTAGCACTTAATAATCGTAGGCCGTCTGGTCCAAGAAACATCAAGTCCCCACCAACTTCTTGGATTGTGTCTGTGTCTACGCAACCCATATTTCTAGTGATAGGCTGCAATACAAAGTCTGCTATAGTATTTCCAGCAAGCCTATCTATTTTTTCTTCTGCAAATATAATAAGCTGATCACGAAAGGAAACAATACCTGTAATCGTACTACCAATGCTTATCACTCCAGAACCATTTGCAACATTAAAATCACTATCAGTATACGGAGCAGTAAAAGTTAATTTATCACCTTTAGCAAAGAACATTTGATTTTTAAAAAATACAATATGTTCTGCTCCTAATACATCTGCTGGTGCGCTATTTAATTGCGTATACGTAGTACCATCGTATATAAAAGGGTAGTTTGTTCCATCTACACCAGCAACCTTTTCTGTCGTACCAATCCTGTACTTAGCAAATCTATTCTTTGTTGTTGCTGTTCTGTTAGCTGTCAACCAAGTAACGGCAGCATTATCCGCTGGACTACTTGCTAAGTTGGGGTTTATTGATAATGTAGCCCCACCACTTGTTACTGTTGCTGTTGTTAATACTGTATAAATTAAATCTATCCCTGCTACAGTAAAGGTATCTCCAGCTTGAGGTATCCCAGTTAAACCATCAACTACTAGAGATCCACCAGTTTGACTGCCACCATTTACTAAGACTGTTCCATAAGAAGGAACATTAATCCTTGTCCAACCTGATCCAGTGCTTTTATAAATATTATTATTACGAACAGCAATTACATTACCGTTCCAAGCAGCAAGTCCGTTTATTAATCCTGTCTGACTTGTAAATGTAACTGCTGCTTTGTCTGCAGGACTACTGGCAAGGCTAGTAGTAAGAGTTAGTGTTGCTCTTTTATTTGTTGCGCTATAAGAAACACCGCCTGTAGCAATTGTATAAGTACCAGTTACTCCTGCTATTGTAAAAGTAGAACCTGCTGTTGGTTCTTGAAATAAATCACCAATTATTAAAGTTGTTCCTGTTTGACTTCCCCCGTGTACCTTCGGAGTTCCATAGGCAGGAACAAAAGCACTATCGTACTTTTCAAACCCAGCTATGCGGGTATAGCCCCCTTCAATAGAAGGTTCAAAGTTCCGCAAAATTCTTGCTGAACCCGGAAGTTTAATACCCTGTTGCAGTGGGGATAGATCACTAATTAATCCCCCTCTGAAATCAAAGGCATACGTTGACCAGCGGTCAGGCATTACGAAATCCTATAGACGTAAGAAACCCTTGGTGCTGTTTCAATCATCGTGGAAGTTAGATAGTCGTACTGATTAATTAAAATAGTACGCATATTCTTTATGCCCTCTTTAAACTTTTCTTTCATGACAATAGCATCTTGTGTATTTCCACGAAACATGTAAGCGTAATACATTGAACCATCAATGATTACATGGCGGTATGCTTCTGGTACTACGGGTACGTCACTGTATAAAGAAAGTGCTGTGTTAGATTTATAGTATTCATAAGTCAACGTATACGCCTGATCTGGAGGAGGGCTTACTCCAAAGTAAAGGTCAGGAGAACGGAACACATAAATAGGAACCGTTCTAATCCCCGTGCTAGGATTATACTCCTGATCAACATATCGCTTTAGGTAGTCATCGTATGTAATCTTTTGTAGCTTTGTTGTTGCTACGTTTAAAGAGCTATTAAACTGAATACGGAAGCTCTCCATGTCTGGAGACTTACAGTTTGCCGGTAAGGCATATCTAGTTGTACCAGCTACTAGAGTTACGTTCTGGCTTGTAAAATTAAAAGGCCACTCAAACTGTTGTTGATCAATGTCTTGAAGGGCAGCATTAACTGCATCTTTAGCCTGACCATAGAATCCAGCAGCAGAAGCAAAGTTAGCAGACGTTAACTCAACTTCGTTAAGTCTTCGATTAACATCATTAACTAAACCTAGAAAGTCATACGCCATTGCTGTTCCTTAGAATTGATGCGCTTCTAGTACAGTGGTATCCTGTAACAAACTATAATCTTCTTTTGTTTTAATCTCATACGCATCTATGCTCTTATACTTTTTATCTAGTGCGTAGTGGTATCTATTGTTTCCTATGACTACTCGCCAAGGGACATTTAAGAATTCTATTGGTGCTTTGATCAGGGTATCTAAGTCCCCACCATCTTTTAATGCTTCTTCTTTACATACCAAAATGGGATGCAACATCCCACGTTTATCTATTGAATTAAATAAAGCACTAAGCCATTTTTGTTCTGATTCAATTCCGTATGTGTTTTTAGTATCAGACAGTTTTACTTTTATCAGCCTGTCCGGGAAGTGAATTTGATTTGCTTTTAAATGCATAAATATAAAACGGGGCAGCACCCTTGTGAGGTACCGCCCCCTACAACTTACTTATTAAGCAAGCTGATCACGATCAACTTCATCAGCCGTATCTGCAACGCCATCAACATCAACAACGATTGCATAAACACGCAGTACACCAGAAGTTACGTTAGCAGCAGCACAGATCAATTTAACATCGATTGTGTCTGTTGTTGTAACCAACTGTGTAAATGTCGATTGTGCTGTGTTGTTGGCACCGCCGTTTGAACCAGCAGCCAAGTAACCTGTGGAGGTAACTGATTGCCCGTCAACGATGTCATCACCAGCAGCAAAGTCGATATCTACTGTAGGAGTAGTTCCGTTAAATGCTGTCAGAACTTCTGCGCCAGCAGCAACGATAAAGGTACCAGCAGGGATCTCAAGCACTTCAAAAACGTCACCGTTTGTGCAAGTGTAGTTTGCAATCTTGCTGATGTCTAATGTTGCTTCAACCATGTATGCTTGCTTGCGAACATCGGGCAAGGAAGCAATGCTGTTAGCGGCAGTTGAAGAACGGGTAGAACCCAGACGTAGGTTAAATGTAGCCATTTATGTTTCTCCTTAAGCCACGTTGTAACGAGCAATGGTAATTGCCTCAGGACGCAGAATCTTGCGACCATAGAGGTGCATACCACGCACAATGTCAGCGAAGCTATCAGGATCACGATAGCTCTCTGTCTTAGTGATCTGCTGAGCCGTAGCTACAGCAGCGTTAGTACCAGCAACAATGATACCGAAGTTTGAAGACTGGTTTGCTGTGCCTGTTGTTCCCGGGCCTGTACCAATCTTGGGCAGGTTGTTGGAAACATAGACTTTGAAGCCATGCAGGTTGTTGAGAACCAAACCATTCAACAGACCAGATCCACCAAAGTCAGCATTCAGTACACGGCTATCTTCGTCTTTGAGCACCTCAAGGAAGACTGGATCGATAACGAGCCAGCGACCTGCTGTGTCAACAAACTGCGTATCCAACAGACGGCCCATACGAGCAATGATTGCAAGCGGGGAAACTGTTGAACCAGAAGCTGCTGTTGCACCGGGGAAACGTGGAGCGATAGGAATCGAGTGAGCAGTTGTAGCACCAGTTGTTGTGATGTTACCAAAGCTAGATTTACCAAGCTTCATAGAAGTCAACAGTTCGTCTGCGCCTGCTGTTGTGACAGCCTTTGTTCCGGGAGCAGATGTACGTGCTGTACCAGCGTTTGTGTTTTTAGCCGACTGCTCAAAGCCGCAGAGGTAGCCAAGAACGTCTTGGTCGTACTGGTCACGCAAGCGATAAGCTGCACGATCAGATGCCAAAGACATGAAGTTTACATGTGAGTGAGCAGCTTCGATGTCGTCAAGCTTAAATGCAAAGTAGTTAGCTTGATCAACAACGAGCGTGAAGTCCTCATCATCAAGGTCTTGTGCTGTGATCTGTGTGCCACGAGCGTAGTCCTTAACAGTAACTTCGGGTTCTTTGATGATCTTAACGCTATCACCAAAGCTGGCGATCTCGCCAAAGTAGTCAGAGTTTGTAATTGCTTCAACAGTAGAAGCCTTGCGGAATGCTAGTTGTACGGATTTGGAATAGATAACTGGGGAAAAGTTACCATTCGGCAGGTTACCGTAACCAGCGGCGGTTTTAAATGCCATGATTATGTCCTCCTAGTAGACAATGAAAAAGTAAAGTAATTTAAGTTCACCCCATGTGAACCAAATTAATACGCTTAAACACTACCACCAGAGGCTGACACTGTTAGGTGCGTTATACTAGAAGGTGCCCCCTCCAATACAACGGGCTGACAATAGTTCAGGTATATCCGTGTTCGTTGTTTTGCGCTACAAGTTTTGTATTCTTCTGGTTGGCTAGCATCAGCGGCAGAAGGTACAAAGAAAAAGGGCTATCTGAAAATCAGAAGGGGGTTACCCGTTCACCCTAAAGAAACAGCAAAATACATTTGTGTACCCAGAGTTATACTGACTTTTCTGGGTTTGTCAAGCTTTTAACGTGCTCCGCCTGACAAATCATAAACAAACTTACCAGATTTAATTGCAGCTTCAATCTCTGGCAATAAAGCTTCGTACTGATGGGCAGACATTTTGTCTATCTGAGACTCCCGGAATACTCCAGTTTCTTCACTTTCTGGGGCAGAAGCACGGGAAGTACGGACACTTGTTGCTGCCTCACGTTCCTCTGACTTCTTAGTTCTCTTGCTTCCAGCCAGTCCCATGTCAGCCTTGTACAGATCAATTGCCCGGGCTGCTGAAATAGCGTCCGTCTCATTGTCGTACAAAGCCTGCTGAACCCACTTGGGCTGTGCCTCTACCCACTCATGGAACTCATCTTTCTCACGGATCTTGTCAAAGTCTGGGTGCAAGCGCATAAGCTCTGCCTCTGCCCGTTCTTTTAAAGTCTGTGCCTGCAACTCATCCAGCTTTTTAAATCTTTCTTCCAAACCGATAGCTTGTTCTTTAGCCTTTTTGATTGCAATTGTTTCTACAATCTTGGCTACGTCTGGGTACTGCTTAGCCCATTCGTTTAGTTCTGCCTCGCTTTTAGGAAGCTTAATCTGCTCTTTAGTGCTCTTTTCTAGTTGGGCTTTAAGTGTATCAATCTGGCTTTGTAGATCTGTTTGTAGCTTTTGACTATGCCTACGA